TTCTGGTATCTAAAGGTGTACCTATAAAAGCCATTTTACGTTATCTCCATTATTGACAAAGTAATATCAGCCGCACCAGATGCTGTCAGTGACAGTGTATCTGTTGTCTCCATTACTACTTTATTTCCGCTTAGTAGTTCAAGTGTTCCGCCAACAGGAACCGGTGCATTAGTAACGAGTTCCACTGTTTGGTTTGCTTCGTTGTTTGCTCCTGCTCTGTTAGAGGTATCTGAACCTAAGCTAACTGTAGCAGTGATTTGACCAGTTGTTGTATTACCTACCATAACACCAAGAACTACAGTTGTTGTAGAACTTGCTACTGTATAGATAACATCAGCACTGGTTACACCTGCCTTAGTTACTACTTTAAAAGTATTAGCCATTTATCCTCCTATTATCCTAATGCAATTGCAAGAGCAGTTGGGTCTTCACTTGAAAATCCTGCACTTGTTAAGTATGTTTTTACATCAGACAGTGCTACCTGCACCATCGTTCCATTATCGTTTGTTACTAGTCTATCTGCATCTGCTAAAGTAGTACCCGTTGCAGATGTATCACCATCAATAATGTTTAACTCCGCCGCAGTTGAGTTAACGGCTGCAAGTTTAGTTAAGTCTGCTTGTACTAGTCCAGAAACTCCGTCTAGTAAATTTAGTTCAGCAGCATTTGATGTTACGTTAGTTCCACCAATATCTAAGGTAGTTACAGATATCTCTCCTGCAACAGTTACAATTCCATCTGCTAAAGTTATTAAATCTGTATCATCCGTATGACCAATAGTAGAACCATTAGTAATTATATTATCAACAGTAAGTGTAGTTAATGTTCCTAAAGAAGTAATATTTGATTGTGCCGCACCTGTTACCGTTGCCGCAGTTCCGGACGCATTACCAGTGACATTACCTGTTAAAGGTCCTGCAAAAGCGTCTGCTGTTACAGTGCCATCAAAAAATGCATCTTTAAATTCTACACTAGCACTACCAAGGTCAAGTATATTGTTAGCACCCGGTGTTAAAGCACCGTCTGTAAGTATTAATTGTTTTTCATTTCCTGCATAAAAATTAATTGTATTAGCAGTTTCAAAATCTATTTTTGTTTCATCGTCTTCACCAATCTTAACATCAGTTGCTAGTATTGATGTAATTCCTGTTTGCGCTGCATCTACATTTAATGTGTTAGTAGATAAAGATACACCTGTTCCTGCGGAAAATGCAGTTTTAGACATTGCTATTGCAGCACTGGCATTGACATCAGCGTTAACAATAACACCAGAACCAATAGCTGCTGTTCCGTTCGCTGCTATACTTATGTCACCAGATATAGCGACAGGATTAAAATTTGTACCGTCACCTATAAGAGCCGCGCCACTTGTATTAGTAGCCATGGTAATATCATCACCGGATACAGTTAAATCACCTGTAACTGTTAGGTTACGTCCTACAGTCGCATCGTTGTTTGCATCTTCAAATATTAATTTACTTGCTGGTATTGTACAAAAAACATCTTTTGTGCCTGCTGCAAAATCAACAGCGCTATCACTATTAGAAGAAGATATAACGGTTGTACGTGTTAAATCAGAACTATCACCATCTAGTGTGCCTAGACCTACTTCAAACTCTGCGGCTGTTTGATGAACAATAGCATAATACGTTGTATTACTATTACCTACACCAGCAGCGAAAGTTTCAAAACCGGTTACCGCACCGCCAAGAGAAACAGCCCCTGTTCCTGTGGTTGTCGTGGTTTCTTTTACACGATCATTAATGACTAATGCCATTTAATCTCCTAGGCTAATCTTAATATTGCGTTACTCGCATCTGCTGCTGGAAACTGAATAGTAAATGTTCCGCTAGTAGATGTTTTATCTCCACCAAAATCTAATACAGCTACAGCTTTATTTGAGTCTGAACTGTTAAAGATTAATGCGCCTCTTGCAGTGATAGTTGCTGATGTAAAAGATATATCAGCGAAATCACAAAGTGCAGTAGTACCACTTGTTGTTGGAGTTACGCTTGTAAGCGTTCCGCCTGTTGCTGTGTATGTTCCGGAGTTTGATACCTCGTTGGAACTTGAATAAGCAGTTGTGGTTGCGTCTAGTGAAGCTGAGCTTGTATAAAGTGCTATTTTAAAAGTATCACCACTGGTAGCCGTAAAATTATGCGTACCTACTAGCAATTCTTGTTTAAAACTTGTGCATACAGCTTGAGTTATTGCCATGTTTTATCCTCCTATGGGTTCTGTGATTGCAAAGGAGTTCTTAACGCCCCGTGCATGTACTCATCTCTTCGGTGTCTTCCTTGCTGTTCTATAACTAGCTCTTGAAGGGCACGTTGATATGATTGTTCATATAATTGCAGCATTTCCGCTGGTCCCTTCAAAAATTTGAAGGCTTCTGCAAGACATCCATAAAGCAATAGTGCCGGAGCATTATTACCCAACCAAGAGGTTGTATTTGAACTAGACAGTCTTGTTGGTAATCTAGTAATTCCTAACTCAACGTTATAAGCTAAATCTGGAGTAGGTGCAACATAAATTGTGTTGTGGTCCCACCACGCCCAATAACGAGGAGTCCCCGTTGCCGTTCGATCTGGCCAATATTCGTTCATATAACTAATATCGCGTTGTTCTAAAAATGACCTCGTTGTAGCACTGGGAGAAAATATCTGCATTGTTCTAATAGTACCAAGAGATTCTGGTGTAGGTGTCGTTCCACCCGGTAATGATAAAAAAGCATTACTTGCTACAAGGTTTGCTGTTTGATGAGATTTAAATACATCTAAATCTACATCTCTAAATATCCTGTTTTCTGCATGTTCAATAAAATCATTTGTTCTTGTAGCTGTTAGGACATCTGTACTAACTTCTGTGTAGTCTAATATTTGAGTTGTTAATTCTGCGTATGTAACGGCCATTATGATGTACTCACTGATACTGTACCAATAGATGATACAACTGTAGGTTGTTTTTTATCTGTTGTTGGTTTCATAGAATCATTGTAATCAAAAAATCCTACTCCTCCAACAAATACTGTTAAAGGTTCTGAACGAGCAGGACGTGCATCTTGTAAACTTTGTGCATCGGCCGCGTGTCTTTGTCTTTCCTGTTGTGGATGTTTAGCTTCAAACTCAGACTTGTGAACTAAAGAACCATTCCATTCTTTAACCATTTCTTTGTAAGGAAACTCCATACCACTACGATCAGATATTGCTTTCGCATATTTACCCGAAGCATGTGCCATTAGATATATCCTCTCTCTGGTGTAGCAAAGAAACTAGAACGTGGTCTATCTTCTTCTGAAGCTCGTTGCCACTCTTCTTCATATAATTGTTTTAGTAAAGGTGTTCTCTCTGGTGCTTTTTTTACTGACATATAATAAGCAAGGCCAGAAGACAAACAAGGTATAAATCTTGTTGGTACTTCTAGTTGATCATTATAATCACCAGCATCCTGTATTTTAGTTAGACCATAATATTTAAATGTGTGTGCACCATCTGGTGTTGGATATAAATATAATGTTGGTGTTGAAGCACCTCTCTCTAAAAAATATTGTACAGGTGTACCCTCTGTAGATTTCTTTGAAATGTTTAAATACTCTGCACGACTAATACGATCAACTTCTATATCTGTTGTTGTATCACTAGTTGTAAATAAAACAGCTTCTAGTATGTCAACTAAATCTGAATCTAAAGTGTAACTAGTTGTACTACCAGTTAGTGTTTTTGTTCTAAGCTCAACAGTCCAAAGATTAATACCTCTGTTAGCCCATTCAGCTAACATTATATTTAAAGAACGTCTTGCACTTTTTAAATCATAACCAGATCTAGAATTTATACCACATCTTTCAAATGCCTCTTCTATGAGCTGATCTACATCTAAATCAAAAGTATTAGTTCCGGACGTTGCCATTACTTACCTACTTTTTTCATAGCTTTCTTATGAGCTTGTGTAAAAGTTTTACCTTTTTTCATAGCTTTTTTCATAGAAGCCATATGTTTTTTTGTATGGTGTTTAGAGTGTTTTTTCATGGTCTTTTTTTGACCACCTGTTAATTGTTTCGGCATCGAAGACCTCGATATCATTTTTAGTTATAGTAAGCTACTACAAAGTCGCAGTTAGTTACGTCAACAAAAGCTGCTGTTTCGAATCTTACACCATCTCCGTCAAAATTCATAGTCAAAGGTTCATTCGCTGCTGTACCCCATTTTAAATGAATTTTAATCACGCCAGCCGCAGAAGTATTATCATAAATTTTTACTTCACCATCAGCCGCACTTGATTGACATTGAATTGATTTTATTCTTATTGGACCAAGGTTAGCATTACTACCAGCCACGGAACCTTGTAGTCTTCCATCTGACGTTAATGCTGTGCTTGCTTTTACATCACTCATATTATCTCCTATTGATAAGTGTGGGGCCGAAGCCCCACGAATTAGTTTATGCTAGTACTAAACCAACAAAAGTTAATCTGATTACAGTAGCACTACCCGGATCTCCACTTACTACTACTTCTACTTCATCAGCAGTTGTAGTTGCACCTGTTAATCCTGTAATACCTCTGACACCATTACAACCAAAGACACCTTTGAAACCAGTAGAGTTTACTGCTACAGCAATGCCGTCAGTGTATGAATCTGTATCACCATCATCACCAATATCAACTAAGTTGACGTTGTTTGTTGATGCTGTAGTTACGTTAAGAGCAACACACATAGGGATAAAGTTTGCAGGCATACCTATTGACGCCTCTTTACCAGTTGTTGCACCGTTAGCTACAGTGATTGTTGCTTGGTATGTTTGTAAAGTTGATGTGTTAGTAGCTGCTGCATTTAACAAAAGTGAACCTGCTGAATTGCTTGAAACATCACCAGTTGACACACTATTTAAAGTTGCGTGTTCTGAAATTGCACCTGTACTTGTATTTTTAGTTATTACTTTGTGACCAGCTTCCGATCTTACCGGACCGCTAAAAGTTGAGTTAGCCATTTTTACCTCGTAAGTAAAGTCATACTGTCTCTACGAGCGTCTGCTAGGGCAGTCAGTATAACAAATTATCCTAGTTGTCTTGTGGGGGACTAAGCCCCCACAAGTTAAGAGTAATTATGCTCCCGGTGAACCAAAGATACCTCTAAAGTCAGAGAACCCGAATGAGTATCTTTCTCTAGATTTGTATCTAACGTTTCCAGTTTCAAAATCGCCTTCCATCTTAGTGGAAATTGGCGCTCTTTGGAAGTGTTTTAATCCGTTAGGCGCATCAGTTTTGATAAAGAATGCATCTGTATCAGTTAAGTAGTTATTCACTACATAACCTTGAGGAATCATTCCCATGCTGCCTACAGCATTAATATCATTATCACCTGTGCCAACTCTTTGACCAGACTTCATTAGTCTTTCAGCAGTGAATTGAAGATTTACTGGAATAATCATTTTCGTACCGTTGAGAGCGATTTTTAATCCTCTATCGTCAGTAAGTCCAGCAATGTCAATCAATGCTTGTTCTAAAGATGTCTCGTTTAGATCAGCAGCAACTGTTAATTCGTTTTTGATATTGCCACCAGTGGTTGGGTGAGCAGTAGAACATAATTCTACGCCGTCTCCACCTGTGAAGCTAGAATCAAACGCATTATTTAATACGTTAGCTGCTTTCACCTGTTTGGCATTTGCCATTGAACGAGCTAATGCTTTTGTGTATCTTGAACTGATCTTGTCGTAAAGGTTATCCTCTACGGCTTCTTCAGTGATTGAAAAAGCAAGAGCTATAGTTTCGTGTGTATAGCGAGCAGTAAAAGACTCAGTCGCGTCATCATAATTAACTGATCCGCCTTCTGGTTTTACTTGTGCTGCACCGAAACCGGATAGCATTACTTCTTCTTCAAATGCACGATCTGAAGTTTCAGTGTCGAAAATCTCCGTGTGTTGATTTTCGTATCTATTGTATTCTAACCCGAACAAAGCGTTAAGACCCGGTTCAAGTTCTTTGACCAATTGTGATCTAGAAATAGCCATATATGTCTCCTATTACGCTAATGCAGTGGTTAATAGATAAGAATGTTCGCCAGTATTCGGAACAACGTAAGCGTTGCAGTTTGCACTGCTTGTATCACTGTTATTCGGATCTTTTGAAATACCTATCTGTTTGAATTGTCCAGATGTTGTAACTGTAGAAGTATCCAACTCTTGTGAAGATCTTCCAGAAAGAGTGCTTCCACCCGTTCCAACAAAATCAAATCCACCAAAGTTCATAGCTGCTGTGCCAGTTCCATCATGTTGAACTTCAAAGACGATTCTTGGATCGTCGTACACCTGTGCAACAATATCAGAAGCATTTGTGCTTGCTGGATAATGATTGCTAAATGTTGGTTTGCCTGTGGTTGGATCTGTATAGAAACATCCGCCAAATACACCTAAAATTACATTACCTGCTCCTGCGGCTTCAATTCCACCGGCAGTTACGGCAATAACACATTGACCTTGATAGATCGCTGTGCCGTAGTTAGCTGCAATTGCGTATTCGTTTGTTCTAATCAGACCGCCACTAAGATGCCTTACGGGTCTAAACCCGAAAGCTGCGTCTTTATTTGCCATCGTTGTTTCCTTTTTTTAAAGGGTTAAGTTTTTTTAATTCGATGGACAAAAGAGCTAAAAAATTAGTTCTTTCGGTTACCACCGAAGGTTACACGAGATTGCCTGTCTGGTTTAGAGACCGGCATGCTAGGGTGTTGTTCCTTCAATAAATCATTTGCGACCGCTTCTTCTTTATCTTGCACTTGCTGTTTAAAGTAAGCCATTCGCTCTTCAACGATTTCTGTTGGAATTTTCGCCAGCAGTAAACCACCAACTCCTATTACACCTTGGTATTTGCCTTCCTGTATTGTCGGATATTCACCGTTGTCGGAATCGGCTCTTACGAGTTCGAAACCTTCTCTTAGTCGAGCATTTAGATTTTTATTATCTGATTGCCCTAAAGTTTCAGCGCGTATCCACCTATGTTTGTACCCATCGGGTGCAGGAGGTGCGTCAAGGGATGACGGGGGTGCCCATGGTTTCCTACGAGTCGTTTTCTCGCGGGATAAGGCAGCGCGTGGAGTCTTATTTTCATCAATTTTATTCATATGCCTACTCCTTCACGTATTTCGCATATTCTTCTAGTGGCACACCTAATTTTTTAGCAATCGCTACTTGAGATGGCGTGAGTCTCACTGTTTTGCGTCCAGTTCGTGTGGTCCTTGTAGCAGAAGCAACTGTTTGGACGGGTTGTTTGCTTCCTTGGACTTCTCCCCCATCGTTAAACTTTTGGGGAAACTCAGTTCGAAGTCTTCTGTCAATCTCTTCGTAGTATTCATCAGAAGATGGATTGAATCCTTCTTCTTCCACAAGTTTCTTGTGAATACCAAACGAAGCGTATGTCATAGCTTCATCTTTACCAAACCACTCATTTTTTTCCGCCCATGCTTCCGCTTTTGGGTCCGGTGGAGCAGCTTGTGGTTGTTGTACATTACTTTGTACAGGTTGTTGAATTGTCTGTCCAGCATTTTCTTGGGCTTTTTCGTATAATTTTCTTTGCTCTTCTGTAGCATTTATACGTTCTTGCTCAATAGCTAGTCTTGCTAGAGCTTGATTTGCTGCTACTTGTGCATCGACATCACCAGCAGATACAGCTTGTTTTAATGAAGCTTTTGCTGATTCTAGTTCTGATTTTACACGAGTTGAAAACTCATTGACATAGCCATCATCAAGTTTTGTAAACTTTGTTTGTAAATCATCACGTTCTTTTTTTATTTGTTCTGCAAAACTAAGAGCTTCTTTTTCTCTTCGTTCTGACTCACGAATTTTATACGTTAATCTGTCAATACGTTTTTTGACACCTTCACTATACTCTTCGCGTTCATCTTTTTTTTCTTCTTTAACTTCTACAATAGGTTCATCTTTTGTTTCAACCTCTTTTGTATTAGCTTTAGAATCATCTAACTCAACGTCAACAGATTTCCCAGTTGTATCTAGGTCAACCATAATGTTGTCATCTTTTATTGCTGCTTCTTGTGCTTCGGGCATGGGTTCCTTTCCATGTTAATGTGTTACTGGCGATAAGATACTTTCGGGGTCGTCAACAACACCTAAAATTTCATCATCATTTAGTAAGCGTAGTTCGCCGCCTTCAATATTAAGACGTGAACCTGCGTATTTAGCAAATATTACCCAATCATTTTTCTTGCACCAAGCACCATTTGGAAAACGACTCGGGTCGTTATACGCATCTGGTCCTACTCTTAATACAAGCCCAACATTAGCTGCAATTTGTGTTTCTTGTACTGTTTTATCAGATAAAATAATACCGCCTTTGGTTTTGCCTTTACCCGAATGAGGTAAAATTAAAAGTCTCCAGCCTGTTGGTTCTGGTAATTTAGCTTCTTCTTTTTTCTTCGTTTCTTTTTTTACTTGTTTAGCACGCGCTTTTGCAACGTGTTCTGGTAAAATTAAGTTAGTCATTTTGCTCCTGTTTCTTTAGCAGGTCCGAGAGTTCCTGTTCAATATAATTTAAAGTATCTAATTGTCCTAAATGATTTTGATAATCATTCCAATCTTTTACTTGATTGTTGACAATTATCTCAGTTAGTTGGGTTTGTCTAGTCCTAATTATGCGAAATATTTTTTCCGCTAATACGATTGAGTCCATAAGTTATTTCTTCTTAAATAAACCTACAGCTCCTTTCGCGCCCTTAATGCCGAAGCTTGCTGAACAGGCAATATATAATAAATGTTTATAATAATCTGGGAGAGATTGCA